TTACAATGTGTACTTTATCGGATGCTTACTATATAACGAGTATTGCAAATTTTTATATGTAATACTTGATTGTTCATAAACATACCCATCTCCAATAAAACAGAATATCGCCTTTTTACTATTTATAGGAGATTCAATAAAAAATTCTCCAGATATGTTAGTTTTAGACCTTTCTAATAAATTATTATTTTCATCTAAAAATGCATATAATCTGTATGCGTCTCCACATTGCCCTTTTATGTAAAATTTTTGGTTTCCCTCAATGTTTTTAATAATACACTTACATCCAGTCAATTCAGTAAAAGATAAAGTATCAACTGTATCTCCTATATTTATATTACCACCTGTTGTAATATATTTATCATTATAATCTACTGTTACATAAGATTTATAAGATAATTTTTCTTTTTCAGCTTCTATATCAGCACCTAAATAATCTTCTAACTCAGCAATAGTTCTTCTTATAGATTTAATTGTTAAATTACAATTATCTACGTTATCTGTTACTCTGATATAATATACGTCAGATTGAGGTATTACAGTATAATCTCCGTTACCATCTGATTCAATAATTGTTTTTAATGTACCATCATGATAAAATGGTACATTCTTACCGCTTTTATCTTTTAAAAATATTTTTAAAGATGAATTGCATTCTATATTTATAGAAAACAAATCGTCTTTTTTGAAGTAGCATTTATAATTTGGTTCTGAGCCATATACGAATGCAGGAATATCATAAATATTACCATGTAGATTTCCTTCAATATCATGTAGATTTTCTTCTAGTTCGGTAAGTTTTTCAAAAGCATCATAAGTCCAGTTTGAAATAATTGAGAATGTTCCACCGTTGTATCTGTGAAAAACAGGTTTGTTTGTATCAGAACTTATAAAACCTACCTCAATACCAGAAATCTGATACTCTTTTGGTACAAATAAAACAGCTTCTTCAAGAGTATACTTGTTGCTTATATTTTGATAATCAGGAATTGAACCGGTCATCTGTTTTTTTGCGACAAACGTATGCTCTGTGTAGTTAACAAGATTAACTTTTTCACCTACTGAATACTGTTTTGCTTCCAAATACGCCTGTTGTGACTCGTCATATTCTATTGCTTCCCAGTATCCGGTATGAAGATGGAATCTTGATACATTATATGCGTTTTCATTTGAGTTTATAAACTCAATTTCCTTGTTTATCCTATCTGCTTCGAATCCGGAAGCTATAAGAGACCAATTTTCATTAATAACAATATTCCCATCTTCTCCTATGGTTGCTGGAGCATAACTGTTATTGTCAATTTTGCTCCTAAAAGTACATCCAAACAATGTAACGTCATTTAACTTATGATAAGGAGCGTTTCCTGAATTCCATTCTCCCCTATATACAGGGATTTTACCAATTAATTTACGTTGATTTGCCATGATGATTACTGATAATTAAAGTCTAAGTAAATATCTCCTGTCTCTTCATTGATTCCACCTCCAACAAAAGCGGAGCTGTCTGAACCTGAAATAGCATATATTTCTCCTGTTATCTCATCTATTTCTATTGCCAATACGTTTTTTTCAATCATTCCTTTAATCACAGGGCCTTGTGCTGCTGCAAGAACTTTCAATGAATCTTCTTCTGAATCACCACCGTCAAGATTGTTTACAATTACCAGGTTAGAAACATCTCCGGACACACCGCTGTTTCCTTGATCTCCTTTTTGTCCTTGTATTCCATCATCTCCTTTTTCACCTTTCAATCCTTTGAATAAGAATTTCATTATATTTTCGTAGAATACAGCCTCCGCAGAAGGAGTTCCTGTATTTTGACTAACTTCTACGATTACCTGTGATATTCTGTTTTTGTCTATATCGGACTCAAGCTCCTTTTGCTTGCTTTTGTTCTCACTGTTTATCTGGCTCTGCATTTTTTTTTCAGCAGTGTCAAATAACTGGTCTGATTCTGCAATCACCCCATCAGGCGTGTTGTTACGAAGGACACCATATATGTTTATATAATTGCCACCCATACCTATTCTATTGTTATATTCATAGTACCCTTATTTATTTGAGAAAAACTTCTATAACACTTATACGAGTCTACATCAGTCGCTCCTTCCTGAAAATCGTTCATAGGAACAATAAATCCGGAAGATGTTATTTCGTTTATTCTCATTGATGAAGGAACACATATCCAAAGATAGTTTCCAGTTGTATCATTATTTAATGAATAGTTTCCATAAGGATTTTTTCTTACAGACAATTTTTCAAGAGACTTTATATTTAAAGAATTTGAATTTTCGGAAGGGCTGAATCCAATGTAAATAGGAGATATAAATTCCGCATTAACAGTTTTCAAAAACTCTTTTCCTGAATAAATCACGCTGACCGTAAATTCCGTATCAGAGGTAATTCCTTTAAATGTCTTTGTATTTCCTGAAACCGGAGTACCATTTACACTAGAAGATTCAGGAGTTATTATATTGTCACCTTTTTTAAGTATCCATTCTAACACTACTGTTTGAGATGTACCTTTTTCAAAAATTCCTACACCGGTAATTTCAAGAGTATAAGGAAATATTTCATTTTCAAGATTTGATAATCTTTCTTGAAATGAATCTATTTCATTTATAGCATCCTCTGATTTTTCAATCATACACTCTAACTTTTTACCAAGTGAAGATAAGGAATTAGCAGCGTCTGATGCAGGCTTTTGAAGTATTGCAAGTTCATCGGGGGTAAGTTCTTCCAGTTTTAATCTTTCTCCTTTTTCTCCACGCAATGCAAGAACCATCCATTTGTTTGAGTTTTCAGGAATTTCATTGTTGTTGTCATACTTGCTGACATAGCTGTTGCCGTTTCTCGAAACCGCATCTAATTTCATGTATGGATTATCAGGGGTTTTGCTCCATTCACCTCTAAGCCTGATAGCTACCTTACCTATTTTTACTTTTTTGCAATCCATCATTTATAAATTAAGAGTTAGAAATCCATCATCGTCTATATTGAACCTTTTTTCTGTTTCTGTTGATACAACAATAAGTTCCATGTCATCATTTATTTCAAATTTAGGATATATTACATTCCCGGTTTCTCCTTTTTCACCTTTAAGGCTTTCCACCCATTCTTTTTCGCTTCCTGTAAATCCTAGTCTTAATGCGATTTCGTAAGCTGATTCTCCACGTACACCAACGAAAAGATTACCATTTAATGTAACACATTGTTCTTCACCACATGAAGATTCTTGACACGTTCTTGAAACAAGTTGAAATGCCTTACAGTTATCAATACAAGTTTGTCCAAACTTTCCAAAGTTTTCCCACAATGTAAGTGAATATATACCTGTATATTTCTGTTCTTTTGCTGAATATCTTGCTCTGACAATATTGTTGCTTACGTTTATTGGAAGAACGGTTTTTTTCATTGCGGGATTTGTCATCTCAAGTTTTAATTCTTTTCCTTCAAGAGAAAAAGGATACCCGTTTGAAAGGATAAACCATTCTATATATATATCTTTACCGATTCTGATTTTCTGCAACATTGTTTAAGTAATTTATAGCTATTGTCTGCATTTCTTTTGCTGTCCCTGGATTTTCAAATATTGAGTAAACGAGTGATGCGGTCATGTAGCACAGCGCATAATAGGTCGGCTCGCTGCTTCCCAGATTTATATCCGATGAACCATCATAAGATGCCTCATATACAAAAACGGAGACGGATGGGGAAGTGGCGGAGGTGCTGTAGTATTCGATAATCTTCTTTCCGTCCGGGGAATAGGAAAGTACGCATACAGGCTTGTTCTTTGTCCCTCTTGAATATACGTTTGCCTGTTCCTTCGCCTTCTCGCTGTCTAGTGGGAAGGCTTCTGAAACAGACCTTTTCCAGTCACTCATCCTGAAAGATATCAGCTTTACAAAATCATCCGGAAGCACCACATATCCCGTTCCGTCTCCGTTGCTCGTTGCGTTTGTGGTGCATTTCTTTGGATTGACAGGTTTTGTCGAATTCAATATCACAAGCGAAAGCGCGTCACCTATGCACGACTCAATGTAATCGTCCATTTTGATGATGTCCTCGTCAAGAAGGGATTCGTTATTATCCTCACCTATCTCGTTCATTATCGCCTTTACTTTTGATATTATATCATCTTTCGTGACCATATCAGTTCCAGTTCGGGAATTTTACTTTCAGTTCTTCAGCCTTGTTTTTGATTCTTTCCTTATCCTGCAGTTCTGCAAGAGAAACATTGTAGTCCCTGATAAGAACCTCCCTTGCCGACTGGGCGTTTTTCACATCCGGATAGTTTGTGTATTCAGAAGCATACTCTTCAGAGAATGATTCTTTTGATTCATCAACCTCTCCGATTTTCCATTTCCGGTCCAGCTTGATAAGACCTTTTTCATACAGCTTGTTGTTTTCGATTGCGGTCTGTACAACAGGGTCGGACGTGCTAAACGTGGCAGGCGTGATTCCGTTTGAATTGATTACACCGTTTGTGAAATTCACTCTCAGCTTCGCATTGTTAATCGGAATAAGCACGCTCATCTCCACTTTCCCGTGGATTGCATATCTTTTCTTGTACAATTCTGTCTTTGCCATAATAGAATATCAGGGAGGCAAAATGCCTCCCTTGTTTTTAAGTTATGAATTAATATTCGTCCTTGGTGTAAATCTCACCTTCGTACTTTTCCCATGAAGAACCGTTCCACTTCCAGAACTCACCGGCCTTGCTTTCTGAAATTGCGCTGCATGCCTGTTTCAGGTAGTAAATCTGGCCTGCTGCCGGACTTGATGGAGCCTGAGAAGCGTTGTCATGAGTAATTACTATGGTAGCTCCAGGAAGATTTCCTTTGTCGTCACCTTCCACCCAGATATGTGAGTATCCTTTCAGTGCCAGTGCATTGATGGAGATTACTGCCTCTCTCTTTGCCTCTTCACCTTCAATCTTTTCGGTAGATTTTTCTTCGTTCTTCATCCAGTAACGTACAAGTCCTTCCATGTCAAGGATGGCTCCTGAATTGGCGTATCCGATAACATCAAGAGTGGGTTCATGCTTCAGGTAGAAGTCTCCAAACACCGTATGAAGCTGAGTGCAAACAAAACCCCATACTTCCTTGGATGTCATTGTAATATCCTTGTGCTTGGTGAAATCAATGTTCTGGATGCTTTCCAGCTGGTCACGTCCCATGAGCCAGAATGCTTCTTTTGAACAGTCGTTACCGGTGAACTTCAGTTTTGCCAAAGCGATAATTTCCTCAAATGTCCAGTTTCCGTCATGCTGCCATTCACGCTTGATCTGCCAACGTATTCCTTCTGTGGTGTAAACGTACTGAACGCCCATCTGTCCACGGTCAACTTGGAACTTTCCTTTCTGCCCGATCCAAAGCGTACGGTTGTTTTTCCTTCTGTACTGTTTTACGGCTGCTTCCGCAATGGTAGCTTTCTGGAAAGGAATACGTTTTTTCTGGCTGTCAAAGTAGTCGGAAATAATCTGGTTCAATATCGTTTTCTGCAAGTAAACCCTAATAGGTTGAGGGATAACCAGGTCAGGAGCCACCTGTTTCTGCGTTTCTGCACATGCGTTGCTCAGAAGAACCAGCTTGGTACCGGCTTCTATTGTAGGCACGTTGCAATATTCGTCGCTTGCTGATGATTTAGGACCGTTTACCGCCCTTACAATCGGGCTTCCTCCGCTTGCTGCGTCCTTCCCCACAATGAACAGCATCAGGTCTACTCCTTCAATTTCGCTCTGTCCTGTCGAGTCGTATCCGTTTACGCCTTTTGCAATGACCGTACCATATTCCTGGAAAAGTCCTGCGTCCTTTGAGGCTACTTTAATAACCGCTGTCTGGCTGCTTGCAGCCGTATATTTTTCGGTAGTTTCTACCACTGCCTTCTGTTCGTCAATCAGGTAGTGGTCCACTTCAAAGCTCTTTACCCGAACCTGCCGCTTTGCCTTACGCATAATACCGTCAAGCACTGTTTCGTCAGTACCGATAAGGAAAATTTCATTGTCAATATCTGGCTGGATAAGGTTATCTCCTCCCACTCCTCCTGATGCGCTTGCAGCTCCGGAAACGGTTGTCGCCTGTCCTGGTACCTGGCTTTCAACGCCGGCCTGACCAGGTGATGCCTGTGCGCCATTTTCAGTTACGGCAACGGTAGCTTCTGCGGCCAGCATGAACGGTGAGCCTATAATCACTGACAGGACTGTCAGACAGATTGAGAACAGGCTCCATTTTTCTTCTTTCAAAAAACTGATAACTTTTTTCATGTCGTGTTATTTTTGGTTTGTGTTTGGCTGTTATGCTTCTCTTGCAAGCTGTATGAATGACTTTGGCTTGCTTGTGGTTTTCTTTGTCTCGTTGGTTCTTGTACCCAGTCCGGTAGGCATACCGTCTCCTACCTGGTCTTTTCGCATCTTGTTCACATTCATGTTCCTTCCCTTCACTTCGCCGGCCTTCATAGCGTCATTCACGTCTGTGTCGTAATTGAAAGCGTTGTCAAGCATGGTGAGCAATTCTTTGGTGTATTTACCGGAAAGTATCGGTGATGCTATCTTGTCCCATACGTTGTTGAGGAAATCATCCACGTTGTACCCCTTTTCATTGCAGAACTGCTCGATTACCGGGGTTGAATTGTCGATATTTTTTTTGTATTCTTCCTCACGTGAAGTCCTTTCCTCGGTCTCTTTCTTGCGTTCCTCCTCTGCTGCAGCGATATCGTCATATTCCGGAGTTCCTTCTTCTGCTGAAAGGAAATCCCTTCCGTAATACCTTACCAGCGCATTTCCGCTTGATCTCTTTCCGCTTACAATATCAGAAAGAACCGATGCAAGGCGCGGGTCTTTGTTGATTGCGTCGGAAAGTATCTTCCTCTGCTCCTCGTCCTTGCTGTACCTGTCGATTAGCATACCGTAAGAAGCCTCCTCGTCTTCAGGATTGTATCCCTGTATCCTTTCTGCCATCATGGAGTTGAACCGTTCCCGGTTTGTCGGCTTTCTTTCGTTTTCGCTTGCAGTGCTTTCTTGCTGCGTCTGCTGTGAGCTTGTTTCTTTTTTCATTTTGTAATTCTTTGGGTTATTGCAAAGTAAAATGTAATTGGTATTCAAATGTTGCGTATTTGGGTATAATATTTGATGATTTGGGGAATACATTTCATTCTAATTCATAATGTATTATCTTTGTGGAAAAGACTTTGTTATGAGAGACAATGATATATCCGAAATCAGACGTTCTCACATAACCGGCGCGTTTTTTGACGCCATGAAGTCCATGAGAAAATATCCCGTCACGCAGGATGACATCATCCGAAGCGTGATGGCGAAAGGCGCTCCCAGATTTTATGTAAGCTACGAAAACGCAAGGCGTTATGTGTCGAGGATTGAAAGAGGTAAGCCACTCGGGTTGAAAAACAAGAACACAATCCTCATGTACCAGGAGTTATACAGGAGGTATAAGGAATACAAGGACCGAACTGGCATAGTCGGTTTTTCAATCCTTACCAAAATCCTTCAGGAAAAGGCTCCTTCCTACTACATAGACCTGAAGACGTTCAGGGAAATTATTTACGGTTATTACAGGTCAATCAGGAAATGCCGGTCATAATAGTTCTGTTTATAGTCTGGCTGCTTTCATTCTTCCTACCTGTTGATAAACTGGCCGTTTCAACCACCTATCCATGGTGGACAATATTCACATACAGCTTTGTACATACCTACTTTCTTCACCTTTCTGTGAACTGCTTTGTATTCTGGACCTATTACAGAGTAATGCGTAAAACAGACCTGAAATATCTTCTTCCTGCGTGCATCATCATCCCGGCCATATCAGGTTTCCTTTCTGCAAAGCAGGTCCCTACGTGCGGTTTTTCCGCCGTCATATCGGTAATGATGGGATATTTCCTTTCCGGATGCAGCAGAAAAGTTTTTATTAAGGCGCTTTTTCTCATATTGTTCTCTTATATATTCACCGGCTTGTTCTCCAAGGGAGTTAACACGATGATTCATGTGTACAGCTTTTCACTCTCCTACTTCACAAGCATAATTTACAGGAAAATATGCTTTCTCCATCAAAGATAATAGAGATAAACAACGAAAGGCTGAAGATTATAAATTCACCTTACAATCCTATAACCGGTGAAGGGTCTTTCTCCGTAAAAAGGACGCACGTAAGGTGCGGTGACTTCCCTTTGAAAGAAATGTGGCTTCCGGATGACTTCCTTTCAACCGGATTCTGTCAGGTCATACTTTCTCTCGGACAAAGAAGATACATAGAGAACATACTTCATCTTGAATACAACGAACGAACTGCCAACATGCTGTACGTGGAGTTCTGCGTACAGAGGTTCGGATATGATTTTGAGTTCTGGGCTTATACTACGGCAAAGATTTCTCCCAAAGGAGGAGGTGAGGATATAAATTTCCAGCTCAACCGCGCGCAGAGGACATATCTTAAGAAGCTGGAGGAACTAAGGACTTCAAACAGGCCCATAAATATCATACTTCTAAAGGCAAGGCAGTGGGGAGGCTCAACGCTTACCCAGATATATATGCTGTGGATTCAGATAGTACACCGCAAGAACTGGAACAGCGTAATATGCGGTGACGTGGAATCACAGTCCAACATCGTGTGCGGTATGCTTTCAAAGGTGGTGAAGAACTATCCGGCATGGGCCGCACACGGGGTGAAAATTGAGACAAAGCCTTTCGAGGGTTCCTCCAAGACGAGACAGATTGAATACTGTCAGTGCCTTTACTCGGTAGGTTCCGCACAGAAACCCGACAATCTGCGTTCGCAAAACATATCAATGGCCCATCTTACGGAGGTAGGTCTATGGAAAGAGACCAACGGAAAAAAGCCGGAGGACCTCGTTCAGTCAATTTTCGGTTCAATCAACGACGGTCCTTATACTGTAAAGGTTCTTGAATCAACAGCCAAGGGAGTTGGTAACTATTTCCACCGTACATGGCTGAGGGCAGTCAAGGGAGAGAACGACTTCACACCCGTATTCATTCCCTGGTTCCTGATTGACATGTATTCAACCCGACTTACAAAGATAGAATACAGGCCGTTCATAGAATCCATGAACGAGTACGAGATGTATCTTTTCGAACTTGGCGCCACACTGGAGGCAATAGCGTGGTACCGAAAGAAGAAGGTTGCGATGGAAGAGGAATGGCGAATGTGTTCCGAGTATCCGTCAGACCCGAAAGAGGCCTTCCAGTCAACAGGTAGGCCGTACTTCCCGAGAAAATACGTGGACCAGTGCCGGAAAACCTGCATGGAGCCTGCGTTCTACGGCGAGTTTGTGGGTGAAACGCCAAAAGGAGAAAGGGCGTTTGAAAACCTTCACTTCGTGGAAATGAAGAGAAAGAAGGATTCGAAGGACAATATTCTGAACGTATGGTTTCTTCCTGATAAGGATGCTCGGCTTTACCGTTACAGGTATGTGGTATCCGTGGATATCGGGGGAACCGGTGAAAAGTCTGACCCGTCATCCATAAAGGTGTTTGACCGAATGGCCATGGTTGAGGGAGGAGTGCCTGAAGTGGTGGCTGAATGGCACGGGCACATAGAACATGACATGCTTATATGGAAGGCAGCACAGATAGCATGCGCATACGGAAACGCATTGCTGGTAGTAGAAAGCAACACGCTTGAAACGGAAGGAACAGAAGGTGACAACTTCGAGTACGTGCTTGATGAAATAAAGGATTATTACCAGGACCTTTACAGCCGTACAAGTGCCGAACAGATAAAGGAAGGAGCGCCGGTAAAATACGGATTCCATACGAATCCATCCACTAAACCGATGGTGCTTAACTTCACTAAATCAGCAATGAGGGATTCGTTGTACATAGAGAGGAGCCTTGAAACCACTTTCGAGTACGACCAGTTTGAAATAAAAGAGGACGGCAAGAAGACTGGAGCCGTCGAAGGTTGTCACGACGACCGTGTGATGTCCACCTCGATAGGGATTTATGTTTGTTACAAGACACCTAAACCGTACAGGATTGCACAAAACAATACGGGTCTCCAGAAAAGGAAAACCCGCATTGTTTCGGAAGCATCCATTTAAGCTGCCCTTTGGACTATTCCGTCCTGTGGGGATGCGTTTGCGTCGTTCATCAGCTTGTTCATAAGTTGAGGGTTCTGCTGCGCAAGCTGCTGCATGTATTCCGGGTTTATAGGATTTATCTGTGCGGACTGGCTTTGCTGGACTTCTTCCTCCATTCTCTTTATGCTTTCCAGAATCTTGGATGCAAAAGGAAGGCTGGAGTTTTCAAGCAATGTCTTTACACCTATGGCCTGCATTTCAAAAAGTTTCATCAGAAATTCGTTTTCAAGCATCTGGAAGGTAGGAGTATTCGTCCCTTCTGTCAGCTCAATGTCAAGCTGCGCACCCTGTACTTTCTCAGGATCGTAATGTTTTGATTCTTCCGAGTAGTCCTTACCCGCAAGCTCTATGTACCGTGGTGAGTCGTAATACTGCTGTATGGTCTGCATCAGTTTAAGGTCTCTTCTTTTTCTGAAAAACTTGAACGAGTCAAACAGGCCTTTCAGGTTCATGGATGCGTTCTCAGTCTGCTGCGCGTACAGTGAAGCTGCGGTACCGGATGAAGGTTCCTTCCCCTGCATGGCCGAGTTAACTCCGGCGATATCGTTGATAAGCTTCAGCTGCAGGCTGAGAAGCTCATAGTCTCCCTGTATGGCACCGGCTCCGTTCAGCTGTGTGATTACTGACCTTATATCCTTTCCTGGTTTCAGTCGGCAGAAAAGTACACCGTTATACCGAACATACTCGTCAATGATTTCCTCGCGGCTCATGCTGTTAAACGCATCTTCATCCACAACGACAAGTCCCTTTGCGGAAGATGAACGTATGAAGTCGATAAGTGTCATTGTACGGTTGATGCTGCGCTGCTGGTCTATGAAGTCCTCGATGAAGTTGAATATCTTTCCATGTATCAAAGGATACGCATGGAAAACGTAATTGTGCTGACCGTGCCAGTATGGGCTTCTTCCTTCCTGCAACACGTCACCCCACGGTGTAAGATACCTGTAATACCAGTATCGTTCTACCTTGAACTCGTATTCAATCAGAAGTATATCTTCGTCAGCAACCCCGGCCATTCTTGCCTCTTGGATTCTTTTCAGGTTTATGGTATCTATTTTTTCTGCGTCCTTCACGTCCACGAATCCCCAGCTGCCGTCCAGCATGTCGGTATAGAACAACGCATCACGGCTTTCCAGTTTCCATCCGAGTATTACCCTGCAAAGGTTTGTGTCGGCCGGTGTGTAGAAGTCTGCGTTTTTCTGGTTGTATCCCTGTGCTCCGTCAACAAAAGACCTCTTTGGAAAACTTTGCTCACCGTATATGCTTTCTAGCCACTTCCGGTCACTTCTTGACTTTGAGAAAGCCGCTACGACCTGTTCAAAGTCCATGTCGAATATTTCACCTATACAGGTGATGTCCCATCCTCTCTGGTCCTCTATGTTCGTATTGAAGAAAAGCCTTGAAGGGTCCACATTGAACACCCATGCATCGTTCATGTGCTTGTACTCGTTGAAACCAAACTCTATCCTCTGAGCTATGAATCCACCACATTCAAGGAGCATGAGGCAGGCTGCGTCCAGTTCAGTAACTTCGTTGTTGGACTGGGCGTATTCCATCGCTACGCTCATCATTTCTCCAATCTTTGCCTCGTTCTTGTCCCTTACCGAGCATATAGGCTTTGTCACGTTTCTTCTGAACTGGCCTTCGATATTCTTCACTATCGGGGCAATCATGTTGTTTTTAAGGGGGACTTTACCCTGGCTCATTATAAGCTGACCTTCTGTTACCACTTCGTCCGTGTCCGGATTCTTCACAAGGTCACCCCACTGGTCTTCCTTGGCATACATAAGAGACCTTTCCATCTTTTCCCTTGCCCTGTAAAGGCTGCTCCAATATGATGCGAATTCTTCCAGCTCGTCGTATGCGGTTCCTCTCTTGCTGTTTACCGCACCTGCATTACGATATTCTCGTTTTGGCCTTACGTTCCTGTTAAGAAATTTGTTCATGATTATGCATTTTTACAAAACTACCTCATTGTAATAAATTAAAGTTGGGATGTTTGGTAAAAAACGGGAGGCGTAAACCTCCCGTTTTGTCTCACTTCACGGCCTGAAGGACTTCTCTTCTCGTTTCGATTATCTTGTCCTCAATCTGTTTGCGTTCTTCACCTTCCGTTTCCTTCCCGATTTTATAAAGCCTGTCAAGTAAGTCCTGATAAGATTTGAACTTCATGTACTTTCTGAACATGTCTGAGTTCACCATCTGCCGGTATTCGTCCGGATTGTTACGGTAGTTCTTCTTTACTCCGTTAAGCTCATATTTGAACTGTTCCATTTCATCACGTAGTTTGAAGTAGTCCGTATTTACTCCGGCAAATGCGTTTATGTCGTCAACCCTGTTATAGAACCTGTTAATAACAGGAACGTTTCTTGCCGTCAGGTTATCGTCCATTTCTCCTTCTGCAATTGATTTGGCACCATAGTAAATAGTCTTTCCTGACTGGTTCAGGAACTTGGCCATTCCTCCGAAATAGGATTCAAGAAGGTTTTCCACCTTTGCAGGGTTGAAGTCAATCACGCCTTTCCGGAAATCACTTCCAGGACCTCCTCCGTTTGTAAGGTCATTGAAGAACTTTGAAGCATCTACCAGCCATCCGGATGTTCCTTTGTAAACTCTCTTCCATTCAGGGTCACGTTCGTTGAACGGAGTAAGCTTGGCAATAGGTTTACCGGTGAAGTCCTCATTCCACACATACGTCTCAAACAACGGTGCAAGTGCATCCGGAACAAAAGTCTTGAATCCTTCGTTACCTGTCGGGTTAAGTGGAAGCAAATCTGCAAGCTGACTTACGGTTCCTTTTGCAAGTCCTGTCGGGCTCAGTTTATCTCTTCCAGCCATAAGCTGATAAGCATAATCTCCAAGTCCGTAAAACGCTCTCATTTCAATAGGGAGTGGAATCGTAACAAACTGACCGTTACCGGAATAGATGCACAGATTATTTCTCCTTACCCATTCAGGCAAGTCATTGTAAGGATTGTCGTCACCACCTCCAATCATGCTGTAAAGAAGGTTGTTTACGACTGGTATAATCATACCTGCAGTCATGAAACCTCCGAGTGCTGAATAGAAATTTACAGGATTCTTTACTCTAAGCCTGTTGAAGTTGGTCAATGACTGTACGGAGGCATTGAAGAAAAGGTAAAGGTTTCTCATGGCACCTGCGGTAAGTCCGAAGAATCCTCCAGTCTTGTATCCGGCACCTTTCTTGTTGAAATTGACTGTAATCTCCTTTGCATCACGTACTGATTCAACTATGCTTCTTCCCATCTGTCTGGATGTCATGTAAACCGCGAATCTGGAAATATCCTCTGCCATACGGTTGAAATCTTCCAGTCTTTCCAGCGTGTAGTCCATTGCACGTTTTGCACTTCCTCTTTCACCGGTGATTCGTGCAAGTTCTTTCTTGACCTTCTTTTTGTATGCATCTACATCATGCAGGTACATGTAACCAGTCTCTCCTCCATTCTCGACGAATTCCCTGAAATACTTGTCAGCCTCTGAGTTTTTACCTTTTCCCATAACTCCTTTGACTACGGTAGGTAATGCGGTAAGAATGTTTTTTCTGAATCTGGATGAGTATTTTGCATCTTCTTTTATCCATACTGCAGTAGTTGAGAATATAAGGTCCCTTGAAAGGTTACTCATGACAAATGCCGGGTTTCTTGTGGTGAAGTTTGCCGCGAGCCACCTGTTTGCCCTACTTATCGCATTGAATATAGGGTTCTTCTCTGCGTCCGGGTTTGTAAGTCCGTTTACAGCCTGCGCGGCTCTCGGATTTCCGTTCACGTAAATAACATAGTCTTTCCCTCCATTCTTTACAATTACCGCATGCTGTGAGATGTTGTTCTTCATTATACGGTAATCAATGTTGAGACCTTTTGACTTCCTCGTGGCGAGTCCCTGTTCCTCAAGCTGTTTCATTTTCTCGTCATGGTTCTTAATCTTTTCTGCGATTGTTTCCGGAGTATCGTTCTCTTCAATCTCAGGCATTGATATGGACCATTCATCTTTTACAGGGTCATACACGTACCATGCTTTCCTTAATGTGGCCACGTCTGTAGGATGATTTACAACCATGTTCATGAAAGCCTGTTTCATAATGTTTCTGTTACCTTGCAGAATTGAGCTTTCAGCCATGTTCCCGATTGTGGCAATCACTTCATCAGGAACGGACTTTCGTCCCTTCATTGAACTAAGGACAGAATTTACAGGGTTTCTTTCGGAATTAATATACTCGTAAACATCCTCGGCTGTCTCTTCCGTCCATCCTCTGAGAGGTACATAGTACATAAACATATTTTGTACACTGTTGTAATGGTCCTTGTCCATCATTCCGCTTTCGTATGATTTTTTCAGAGTCTCCTTTGTGGCATTGTTGGTCTTTTCCCAAAGTTCCTTTACGTCATACATATCCTCAAATTCCTTCACGTAATCGAGTGCGTCATTTTGGAAATCCGCATGTTCTTCGTTGTCCATGTTTTTCAGTATAGCTTCCGTAGCAGAAAAATCTCCCACTTCTCCCATGTAATCGGACAATGCTTTCAGGTATTCATATCCTGAATACTTAGCTCTAAGTTTTTCCTTCTCGTCCTTGAAATCTTGAATAAACTGCTGCGCGTCGTCCGGGTTTTCCTTGATAATCTCGTTAAGCTGCTCTCTAAACGTCATTTCCACGTTTCTTTCGATTCCGTGCGAAAGCATCATGTAACGCTCTATCGCTTTATGGGTTAGTCCATATTTCTTTATCAATTTTCCCTCCGCGTTCAGCAATGGAACAAAGAATTCATCATAGTACTTTTCAGATTCAGAAGTATTCTTTGAACTTAGCTGGTTCTCGAATGTGTATGCATCCTCAAAAGACTTAATAGTCTTTCCTGAAACCTTTGCAATTACATCCTGAAGATTTTTCAAAGCGAGCATACTGTCCTGGTATGCTTCACGGGCTTTATACTTCCATCCTTGCAGTGAACTTTCGTATTTTTCCCGGCTTCCATCTGATTCTCCTTCACGGAATCTTATATTTGGATCATCCGGATTGAATGAACCATTGTTTTCTGTTGCTGACTTAATTTGATTTGGATTTAGGGCAACAAACAGATTTCCATTATTTGATGTTATTATAACTCCGTCATTACTATTAAGACTTACAGAATCCATTATATCAATATAGTTTCTATCATACTTATCAACTGCTCCATAATAATCTATCGCATTTTCATTTAATGGATTTTTAATATTTAAATAAACTTCAAAAACATATCCTCTATTTTTGAAATCATTAGACATAAATGAATAATTATCAGCAGATGATTTATCGTTTGTAAAGAAAAATCCATTAGAATAATAATAATTTGAACCTATTTTATCTTTGTCAAATATTTCAAAATAATCTTTTGTTCCATGATAAACAACCATTGGCTCTCCATTCTCATCAACAACCTTTGAAGAATTCTCCGGATTGTTTTCCCAGTCTCCAAACCAGTTTTTGAAAGACTTTGTACGAACTTGTACCCATTGTCTTTCATTCAGGTTTGTATCCTTACCATTCGGAGCTTTCATGTAAGTACCGTTGGCTTTTGATTTATAAATTATATTTTCCTCTTCTTTTGACAAATCAGAATCTTCTTTGTAATAGTTACCTACTCCCATCTGGTACTGCATGGCCACATCCTTCGCATAATCAATCACATTTCCATTTTCAAGATTATTGCGGCTTCTCCAAAGAATATATCTCAACTCGTTGTCATTTATGTTGATGTTTATTCCCATTTTCCTGAGAAGGTTCTTGAAAGCCTGCTTGATTCTTTCCCAGACCGATACGTCCACACCGTTCTCGGCAATTCTCGCTATGTATTCCTCAGTGGCCACACGAGAATCATAACCGTATCTTGGGAGCGTGTCAACAATTCTTTTACGGACTTCGCTTGATACGTTGTTGAAAACATCGTCCAGAAAATCATCCATTCTTTCATCACCCACAAGTTTCCTTAGTCCGTAATGTGCGACTCCTTCATGAAGTATCGTCTGTTTTATGTCCTCTATTCCTGACGCATTTGGAAGATACAGATAAACTTTCCCTTCCGATACGGAGAACCATCCTTTTATCTTCCTTCCGCTTTCTATGGCTGATTTTACAGATGGGTCTGTAATCTGGTCTTTGGAAGTTATCACCTGAACGGGGATGTTCATCTTTTTAGAAATATCCTTCACGTCTGATTCAACACCTCCAAATGAGGAATTTTCCCCATTTTCACGATAAATAGTGTCCGGAAAGTCTCCTTTTTCAACAATCAGATTTACCTTATCGCTCATCTTGAAGTCCTTCATGTTCTCCTTGAACCAGTCGAGGACTTTCTGGCCTTCTTCCGCCTCTTCGTATCCTACATTGAAATCTATGTATCCTTCAAGCCAGTCGATAATGCTTCTTTTGTCTATCTCGTATTCATCTTTCCTTATATGGTCTTTTACAAGTTCAGGAACTTCCGGGCTGTCCATTGCGTTCTTCCCTTTGTATAAAGGCTCGCTGTATCCCCAGTATACTTCATATTCCGAATCAGGGTCTCTTCTTACATCAACATAAGGATAACGGCTTATATCCTCTCCCTGGAACCTCATCATAAGTTCCTGAATGAGCGGGTCAACTATTGAACGCTCGCCCTCCCTGAAACGTACATCGGAAACATTCTCAAGTTTGGCCTTCTTTGACACGGTTACACCCATCTTACTCAATCTGTCAAGAACTTCGGAAAGATTTTCGGACGGTATGTCTGCAACCATATAATTTCCTCGCGTGGTGAATTCCTTGTTCTCAGCAAGAGACCTCAATTTGTTGTCCTCGAAAAACTCTCCACCAAGTTTCTTTGACCTCGGAACCTTAAGCGCGTATCCAGTCCTCCATCCGGTATTTTTTTCAACGGTAACCCGTTTATCTTCACTTGTTACTGATTCACCCTGCTGTATCTGTACAAGCCGGCTGCTTATAGGCGCACTTGTGGTAAGATTTTCAGGCTTGAAGCTGTCAGACATAAGTATTCCCTGCTTCGTTTCTCCGTCAATGGTTGAATAGGATACCAGATAACCCCTTACATTATTGGTTTTCATTGTGTCAACCAATGCCTGCAGAAGATTTCCGGTGACTATATATGCCTTTTTTCTTGACTGTGTAGGAACATACGAATCCCATGTTTCAAGACTTACGTCCTTTATGAAGGTAGGCTGCATCATTGTATTCATACGGATTGAATGAAACGCCTTATCCTGATTGAGCGGTATTTCAACCTTCCTTCTTCCGTCCATAGTGGCGAATACAGCGGTGGATGAACTTGGGGAAAAGTCCTTGCTGAACTTGAATCCCAGAAACATTCCCCTGCTTGGTATCAAAGTGGCCATTGACTCGTCAAGATTGAAAGGAATGACAAGCGGTTTCAAAGGTGTGAACGAATTGACTTGTTTCAGTATGTTGTCCCTCCTGGCTTCGATAACGTTCTTTTGCTTGGTAAAACTTTCGTCGGCCTTTTTCAGGATATCTTCAACGACAACTTCCGACATCTTATCAATCTCTTCATCGGTGAATTCGTTCTTTCCTTTGCTTCTCGCCTCCTTTGATTTTTCTATGTACGTTTTCTTGGCCTTTTCTGCACGCTCGTTTGCACTTTCTGATATACGGTTCTTAAGAACTTCAATCTTATTGTTGTATGTGGACTCTATTTCCGCAATCTTTCTGTTCCTCCATATCTGGAAGTCCTCACCTTCTGACATTCTCTTGATTGTTGACTCTATTTCAGAAGCCTTCATAGGCTTTTTAAGAACGTCAACCTCCACTTCTTCAAGGTAAGTATTGTCCGCGAAAGCGTTTCCGCTGTCTGGTTCGGTTCCCTGCTTCCATATCTTTTTGCTGATAGTCTTTGCACGCAAAGGCATGGTAGTGATTTCAAGGTCGTTTTCTCCTGCGTCGTTAAGAAGCTGTATCTTTACAGAATACGCATCGGTTATTTCCTTGAATACCTCTTCCTGTTCGGATACGGGAAGGAAAGGAAGGTACCTTGCTATCTTCGCGGCACACCCTTCTTTCTTGGAAGTGTCCGCATCATCTTCACCGGTTGTTTCTCCGTCCTGATTCAGCATGTTAAGAGGGTCACCCAGCTTTTCGGAAAGTTCCGGATGTTCAAGCATGTACTGCCATGTGACTTCGTCTCCGTACTTGTTAAGGTAGTCCACTACTTCCATCTCATTGAACTTCGACTTCTGGGATGAAGTGGTATTCGCGTCAAGTGATTTCAGCTTGGCCTTGAACATCATCTGCAACCTTTGTTCTGCCGGTATTGATGACATGATGTATTCGTATTTTCCGCGGTATATCTGCCCTGTCCGGTCTATACGTCCTCTCATCTGAACCTCATCGTTAATATCAGACTGGAACTGTGCGAATACCATAACTCTCTGTCTCTGGTCCTCAAACTTTGGAGAAGCGTGCAATGATATACCCGTACTTCCAGACTTGTTAATCATAAGAACGTCGAGCTTTCCGTTATTGAAGTCCCTGGCGGCTGTTTTTTTATCCTTGTCCTTCCTGTTCCTTATGACATACTTCCCGTTTTCATCCTTCACCATTTCCAAATTCCTTCCGGTAATCTCTCCAACCTTGTATCCTTCAGCTTCTATTTTCATCTTGATTGCATCCATAGGACTAATAGGAAGGTTAGCGGAAAGGTTCTCAATCTTTTTCTTGATTTCATAATATTTCTGCTGTCCCTCTTCGCTCAGTTCCGATACAAGGAATGACTTGTTTTCCTTTTCACCTCCCAACGTGTCCACGCTGTATCGCATGACACCGTCAAGTGCTTTCATAAGTGTTAGTGAGAAGTTTGGCACCTTGTCCATAGGAGTATCTTTCGGCGCTTCGTCCAGGAATCCTTCCATAGTGTTGGTGAATGAGATAACAGGTTTGAATCCATTTTTCAGGTTGTATATTACCCTGTTTGCGACCGCATCAGCCTTCAAAGAGAAAAGAAGCTGGTTGACAAGATTATACATCTTGCTGGCAAACGGTGTGTTTGTGACACCGAGTTCTTTTGTTCCTCTCTGTAAATCAGAATAACCTCCTTCATCTGCGAGTTCGTCGGAAATATCCGAAACAATAGGTGTTATATAGTCTTTCTGAAAAGCACGTATATCGCTGAATATGCTTGAAACCTCGTCAAACTGTTTCCTTTGAACTGCGTCCTCTTCTTCATTGACCGGCATCCAGTCTATGGTTACGCCCTGGAAACTTCTTTCCCTTCTTATCATCTGTCCGGACTGGACAAGCTGCTTTGACATGATTTCCTGCAAGGTTACTCCTCCCTGAGATATTGCTTCAATCATTTCCTGTGGGGAAACCCCTGATTTTGACAGGTCGGTTTTCATTGCATAGATGGGCATGTTGTCAGCCCTCTTTGCAAATGTGGCTGAAAGGAATGTCACGCCTTTCACGTTCGGCATGATATACTGCATGAACATGGAACCTCCGCCGCTACCTCCTGCGGTATGGCTTTCGTCAAGGATCATGATATTGTTTTTTGCAAGTGCGGCAATCACATTCCTGCGTTCCTGTCCGCTCTTGTCGGCCGCAGACGGTGATTTCTTTTTGTACGACTTGTCCTTTTCGGTTATTCCGTTGTCTGTGGCCTCATATTCCTTTGTTCCGTTGTTAATCTGTGAGTATGTTGTTATCACATAATCGTATTCGTCAGGAAGAGTTCCGTTTTGAAGAATATAGTCAAATACACGTTTCTTTTCCTTGTCGCTTGGAATCTTGTATACCAAGTTACCGGATGCGTCAGTGATAGCCGCATTTTTCGGGTCTGACGCTATAATGAACGGTCTCAGGTTTGAACTTCCTATATCGGAAAGGTCACGGTAGTTGTCAGAGAACAATGCCGGCTTCTGGGTGAAGTATATAGGCTTGTATCCTTTCCTTACCGCATATCTTACAAGGGCGGCTCCCTGCCTTCCCTTTCCTACTCCAGTCATGTCACCGATGATAAAACCGTTTCCCTTGTTCATCTGGTTGATTGCAAGTGATACGGAATCAATCTGTTCGGCTGCAAGGTAACTGAAAAGCTCATCCTTGCTTGAATATCCGAGTTCATCTACGAGGAACTGGTCCACGTCTCCTATGTTGGCAAGAGAATCCGCAAGAACCTGCGCCTGGTTTGCAGGTACCACTGACATCAATGTACCAGACTGGCTCCTGTTTGGGTAAGGAACCTTTTCATCAGAAAGATTTACTGAAAGTCTGCTTCTGCCGGTATTATTCCCTGAATCAGCTGATACAGTGTTTCCGGAACGTATCCCTCCGGCATCTTCTCCTCCGTCATTTCCCCGTTGCTCCTGAACAGTTGCAACGCTTCCTGCATCTGGTCCGTTTTCATTATCCACCGTGCCAGCATTTCCTTCTGTTCCTGACTTTCCATCATTTCCTCTTTCGGATACGGCTGCGGTTCCGGTGCTTCCCATGTCATTGTCAGGTCTGATTCCATCACGTCTTTGTACGGATTCTCTCCGCTTTCCAGACTCTGGTTGATTGCTGACATTATTGTCTGTTCCACTTCCTTGTCCGTCAGTGGACCGGGTTTCTCCTTCTGCACTGTCAAAGAGATTCCCCATTTGCTGAATTGAACGTATATCATCTTGTACCCTGTTATATAATTCGTCAAATGTCTTTACCTGTTCAGCCCTTGCCTTTTTCCTGACCGGAGGTGCGGTCAGCTTGAAAGGGCCTGTTTTTCTTCCATTGATAAGAATGATGCGAACGTCGTACTTTGTACCGTTACGCTTGTACATATCACCGTCAAGGTTGATTACATCTACCACGTTGTAGTGTGAGTAAAGATACGCAAAAAGTTTCATATCCTTGCTCTGCATTGCACCATTATCTCTGTAAGACGTGTTTCCGCCTATCACGATTGCCGCGCGTCCGTCGTCTTTCATGGAGTCCAGTGCGTTGATTGCCATAAGTCCCTCAAGTGAGCTTATCTTTAACTTACCGCCGTCAAATTCCTTTGCGGTGGTGGTACCGAAGGGAGGATTTGTTACAACTGCGTCCACTTTTTCATCAAACGGGATAAGTGCGTCCTGAGTGGTTACCTTTCCATAACCGAGGGTTCTCAGATTTTCCACCCTTCTTTCGTCAATGTCATTCACATGGACTATTACTGATGGGAATGTGATGGTCAATGCACCGTTTCCGGCCGAAGGTTCAAGAACGCTTCCCACCTTCTTTCCTGAGTTGACGAACTGGCCCATTACGTATCCGAACGGAGTAGGCGTACTGTACTGCTGACGCTCGAATCTTGTACTGTCCCTTGCATTTAGAAGGGGCTGCATGTTGTACATTGATAGTATAAGGTCGTATCCAAACTTCTGCTTTTCTCCGTTTATGTACCTCAATGCAACTTTTCTTGTCTCGTTAGTCATTGCAAGCTCGACAAGTTCCTGCATGTCGGTTGCTGACATTTCTGAAAGCATGTCATAGTTATTCAGGATGTTCTTTACATCCTTCATGGTTAACGGTGTAGCATCAAGCCCATCAACATCAATCAAGGCCTTTTCCCTTATTGATACGCCTATTTCACGCACCGCTTCACTCTCCTGGGCTGCCTTTTTCTGATATTGATAAGAATCTCCTGAAAGTTCAGATTCAGGCTTCACTTCATTTTGAGACTGATTATTTTCCTTCAGTTCCTGTTCTTTTGCCACATTGTTAATCTGTTCAACTATATCAATGGATTTCTTGTCAAAGTTTGTCACATCAAATGTGCTTACCTCTGAATCAGGAGTCATTTTAGAAGAAAGACCGTTCTCAACCGCTTCCGGCATATATCTTGCCGAGCTGTAGAAGGATTTTAGGTATGGCCGTATTGCATCTCCCATGTCCTTAATCATAGCAGATGCGTATTCAGCAAATTTTACGGCCCCTCTTTCAATGTGGTACACTGCCATTTCCGCACCTATCGCAATGAGTTCCGGATCAATACCTGCATTAAGCTGACCAAGTTTTTCCCTGAGTCTATTTTTCAGTTCCTCGTATCTTTCATTTGATACGATTCTATTTTTACTTCCCTCATTCTGTGCTTCTTCCACGTTTACAGACTTGTATTCATAGAACGGTTTTGTCTTTCTTACTGAACTTTCTATCCATTTTTTGAACTCTTCTTTTGTCACTCCGGACACAACGCCAACTTTCCAACCTTCTTCAAAATTAGAAAGATAAGCTTCTTTCGCCTCTTCCAGCGAGTTGAATCCGTACATAACCTTGCTTTCGTCATATTCTCCTGTTTTTTGATTAATTTGGTCAATTACATACACGTTACCCTGTTCATGGTTGTCTGAAAGGAACACGTCTATATGGTCTCCGTCCACTCCCTCTGTACCGCGGATATAACCGTAGTCGTTGTTCATGGTTACTGACCATTCCTTACCATCCGCGTCCTTTCCTGAACGCACGGAGCCTTTCGGGTTCTCTATAGTAATATCGAATCCGTCTACCTTCACATGTCCTTTCTTGTAGTTACCGGCTTCCTTCTGTGCTTCGGTAGGATTCTGTTCTACTTCGGCTCGTGCTGATTCTATTGACTTCTGTGTTTCTGAAATATTTGGTGATAATATACCTTTGGCAAATTTTATAGCATCTTCTTCTGTTTCAAAGATAAATCCTCCTTTACCAAATGAAGAATAATATCCACCTTCCTCTTTTGCTTTCTTCTTAGCTTCAAGGAAATCCGCTCGGTCCATACGTTCAGTGAAGTTCACAGCGTAAATATCCTTGTTATCTTTCTTATGATAACGCTTTTCAACGGTGTATCCTGAATCGAGTGTTTTATCATTCGAGTTATTTTTATTTACTCCTTCTGATTCAGGTACCACGCTACCGCCTTCGCCATCAGTTTGATTTGCTGGCTCCGGTTGTTCATCGCCTGCTGCATCTGTTCCTTCGTTATCACCCCGGCCTTCAGGCAGAAGTTCATTGCTCTGTTTACCGTCTGTTTGTCCTTCAGTGCTTCCTGCACCTTCTGTTTCATTTCCTCTTGATTCATTTTCTTTTATGATTTGTTCGTTAAACTTCTCAAAGATAGCGTTTAAATCTTCATCCGATACAGAAGAATACATATTGTCAAGTTTTTCTTCTATATAGTCGCAGTAAGATTGCCATTCCTCCACGCTCATATTGTTCTGTGAAGCCTCCCATTCAATCGCCTGCCGTTCCATGTAATCATCGTATCCCGGAGCACTTTCTTCCACATCGGTTCCATGCATTGATTTGGCAGCTTCCCACATCTTGGAAGGCGTGCCGTACTGCTGGAATGATTCGAGTATCATGTTGAACACGTCCTGGTCTGTCACCATCCCCTGCAGGTTCTCCGGCATGTCCGCATGAATCTGCTCTGCGGCTGCTTCCGGTGTCATACCGTCGGAAGACAACGCCCAAATCATCCTGCGTCTTTCTTCCGGTGACGAAGCGAGTCCAAGGTGTGAGCCTAAACCCTGTGTTTCTCCTGAATCATTCCAGGTGAATGTAACCCTTCCTGTAGCAATTTCACGCAATACGTGTTCCATTGGCGTGTTGGAAGTTCCCATCTCGTTGTCCTCGTTCACGTATCTTGCCCTCTTTCGCGGTTCCTTACGCTCGTATGCACCTGAATCAATCTTTCGCTGTACTTCTTCCTGTGCGGCCTGCTGCTGTTCAGGTGTCATGGAAGCAAGCCTCTGCTGGTTGGCATTTGATTCTTCCTGTGCTTGTTCTATGATTCCTCCCGGACGTTTGGATTCTATCTCATTGGCTACGCTGTTCCAGTATGCTATTTTGTTATTGATAGCCTGAATGTTAGCCTTCTTATCCTGCTTAAGTTTTACAATCTCCTGAATGGTGTTTCCGGTTGTCTTGGCCTTCTCCGCTTTTTTCAGTCCTTCCTGATAATGGTTAATCATCTGCGTGGCGGTGTCCTTCGCATCGTCCACGTTGTCGCTTATCTCTATTAGGGCTGCGGACGTGTCTTGGTATGGTGCCGATTCAAAATCCTGTTCTCCGTTTTCATTTACAGGTATTCTTGATATTGCAGTCTGCTGTTCCTGAGTCTGTTGTTCAGGTTGCGCTGCTGTCTCCTGAACCGGTTGTTCTTCCTGTACTTCCGGTGCCTGTTCTTCCTGAACGGGTGAAATGGCGTTTCGTAACTGTTCCTCGGTAAGAAGTTGCGACTGCATCGGGTTTCCATCCGCATCCATCGCGCTGACAATGTATCCGTCTGCCGTTTTCTGAGTTACCTCATAATTCACTCCGTCATTCTGGAATGTGGTTCCTACCTCAATAGGCTGCACTTCCGGTCCAGGCTGGTTTATCTGCGCCTCTTCCGACTGCAGGACTTCTTCCTCTGCGTCGTTTCCTGCCTGCTGCGCCACATCATCGGCCGGTGAATCATCAACAAGGCTGTCAAACGACGTGATGGGCGCCATCTTTACCTTGCCATCCTCTGCAAGATAATAAATTGTATCGTCAGAATTGTTCCTGTCCACATTACCGTCAGCATCGAATACAATTTTTCCGCGAAGTATGTTTACCGGATTCTTGCTAAATCCTGCATTTACACGCATCACCGTGCCTGTGGTTGCGTTTGTAAGGTTCTGAACCTGCGCTTCCGCCTGCTTTCTCGCATCATACGCATGATTCTTAACCCAATAAGTATAATTAACGTAATCATTATAAGCATTTCTATAATCGTATATGTCATACGCCTTGAACATACCGTATTTTTTTTCAACATTTTCGTTGCTGTCTGTCAAAGCATCCCTAAGTGCATCATCAATCTCTTCATCCGACATTCCATATTCATTAGACAGAGTTTCTTTAGCATTCTGCATATTGGATATTATGTCTTTCTTTGAGGATGCTATATATTCAGGCATCTGCTGTTTGTCAATTTCCTGCAAAGTCTGTTCCTGCAATACTGCTGATATGTAGTTTATAGCTCTTCTTTTCATTTCAGAATCCATATCGCTTGACAGAATATCCTTTACCAACCCTCGTGCGGTCTCTATGTCTGCATTCTGGAGCGATTCCTTTACTCCTGACCAGTCCTCTCCCATCGCGTCTCGCATCTCGTTCTCAAACTCCCTAATGTTGCGGTAGTTCTTGTACTTCTCACGAAGGTATCCTCCTGTTCCGGCAGCACCAAAGAGAACGGATACCGGTGCCACTCCGAGGAATGTGTCAATGTTCTGGTCAAGGTCAACGAGTTGTTCAGGTGTCATGTCTCCTATTGCGGTAGAGATAAGGTTATTCACGACCTCCTCTCCATATTCGCCGATTGGGTCTGCAATCTTTGCTCTTCTTGCTATTTCCTGAATCTGCTTGAATCCGTTGCTGTTTACCAGACTTGAATAAGCCTTACCAACCGAGGCCGGAATAATCTTACCCAGACGGTTTGCGCCGGTCGCTCTTCCCAACCAACCCAATATGGGGGAAAAGTATTCTCCCAGAAGTTCCGTTCCTGTCTCAGCTGCGGTAGATATTGCGGACTTTGCAATAGCTTCGGCTCCTGTCTGTACGTTTTCCCTTCCGTCGTAAGAAGTGGTACCATCCTCGTTGGGTTTTACCTGAACGTCTCCGAGTCCCCTTCGCTGATAGTCTGCGGCCAGTCTTGCATTTCCGAAGGTAACCGTGTGTGATGCAACATCCCCAATACCTGCAACCGTTCTTGCCGCCCCCTTCGCCAGACCTGTGGCAGCCTTACCAAGTCCGTATTTGGCAGATTTCTCAGTAGCATACTTGACAAGTGCCTTTGAGGCCGGTTTAGTCACAGCCTGTATAGTTCCCATTCCGGCAATCATATCAAGCATGAATGGAAGTGATTCGGCAGTAACACCTCCGGCCTTATATCCCCTTCCAAGGTCCCCTGAGTAATACATCTGTGTAGCCGCATTGGTGACGAGGGCCTGCATCAACGCATCTTCCGACGGTGACAGCTCCTCTCCCTTGTCCACCTTGTCCATCACTTTCTTGGCGACTGAATAGTTCTTTAGGTCCTGCAATCCCATCGCCCAACCGTCCAGGGGAGCGTTCTTGAATCCACGTGCGAATCCTGCAAAGAAGTTTGTTTTACCCTTCTTCTTAGCTTCATTGGTAATATTCTGAGCCTGATCAAGAAGCGTTGACGCATATTCCAGCTCCTTGTCCGTGTCGTTCTGCTCACCTGCAAGATAAGCCTGTGACATAGTAGAGAATAGACCACCTCCACCGGCAGACTTCACTCTCTGCTGTCTTTCCTTCACTCTCTGCTGGCGTGCGGTATTGATAAGCTGTCTTACGTTGTCAATCTGTTCCTGATTTTTAGGTTTGAACACATGTTCGAGTTCCTGCTGACGCATGTAAGGGTCGTTGGCTGCACGCTCAGCGAGCTGTATTCTCTGCTGTTCGTCCTGCGATATTCTTCCCACCACGTCGGCAGGCTTCTCTGCACTCATAGTGTTATGAGGAAGCGGAAGAGTTGATAAGTCATTACCCCGGCTCTTGAAGTAGTCAGGTATGTTGTTGAGTATCCTTTCCCTTGTCTCAGGTTTCTGCGTATAAGAAGGAGCCTGAACGGTAGTTACCGGATTCACTTCCTCAACAGGTTCTGAATCCGATATTCCCTTGATGAAGTTATCGTATGAATCTGTGAATCCGGTTCTATCCCTAAGAACCTCGAATACCTTCTTTCTTGCATCTTCACTTGTTGACAAGTCGCTACTGAAATCCTCGTAGCTGTCCCTGAATCCTGTTTTTTTCTTCAGGATGTCGTATATCTTCTTTCTTGTGTCTGCGCCCATTATTCAATATCTTTTAAAGACCAACCGTTGTTATTATCTCTAAGTGACCATCCTTGTTGTCTGTCATGAACAGGTCTCGTATCATCTGTTGCTGTAAGGATTGCCTCTCTCATATCGTCTATTGTCATTCCCTTCTTGGTAGGGTCATTGACAGGCTCCGGGAAATAACCAATCCTTACGCCTTCATTGTACATTCTTGCCACGTCTGTATCTTTATTTAGGTCGTAAGTGACTGCACCGTCATGACCGAACTTCATCTTAGGATAATTCTTTTTCTTCTTTCCGGTGCCGGATGAATTACCGTTCCTCTTTGTAATCTCTTCCTGTCTGTACTTTTCCCGTTGCATTGAGGCATCGTTGTTCATCTTAGCACGTCCGGTTGCTGCTCCATGATTATACCTTGCTAGCTTCATCCTGAAATCATTCTTGATTCCTTCAAGCTCCTTTGCATCCTTCGCCTTCCTTGCCTGTTTCTCAATGCCTGCCGCCGTCTGCTTGTCAATAAGACCTCCTTTAAGGTTTGCATTAATCTCAGCAAGTGCCTTGTCTCGTTCAAACTTGAGATTTATTTTATCCTGTTCTTCCTTTGCAGCCCTTTCCGCCCTTGCGTTTGACAAGGTATAATTTGCAAGCGTATCGTTGTAAGAGTCCCTTAACCTGTCAATAGCTTGATTGTATTGCTGTGTGTTGCTAGGGATCGGGGAGAATATCCTTCCACCTGCAGCGGATGTCACTGTCTGACCGAAGAGTTTTGCGAAGTTACCCCAGAAATCTGCTGCACGCTGCCTCTTCAATGATTCTTCACTCTCCTTGTATCTGTTGTTGAGCAAGGTTGTGAATACATCATCGGCGGTTGTCTGCTTCTGCGTTTCAGGCTGTTCCTGCATCACCTGATTAGCTGCAGCCCTCACCTGTTCCGCCGAAGAAACTGGCTGAATAGCCTGTTCAACCCTGGTTTTATCCGGTTCTACTCCCTGATTGCTTCGTGAGAATCGAAAATTTGAGAGAGATTCGGGCGATTGTCCGTTATTTTCAAATGCTGGAAGGTTGGACGGGTCTGTAACCGGATTTTTCTTTATGAAATCAAAAAGACCCATCATTTACCCCCTTTCTTCTTTCCCCATTCCTGCATGGACAACGCACTTCCTATAAGTCCAAGCCCGTTCTCCATGAGCTGCGCATTACCCTGTTCCTTGATCTGACTTTGACCGATTCTTGCCTGTGTAATGTTGTTCTCGTTCTGCTGATTGACTGCATCAACCTGCGCTTTCCGTGCGGTAGCATGTGCGGCAAGTCCTGTTGCCGTCTCGTCCAGAATCTCGTTGTTGGCCTGCTGTTGTGCCACTGCGGCCTCCGGAGTTGCGCCGGTGATTGCAGCCGTGGCCCTGGCTTCCTGATTCTGTTTCTTCAGGGTATTCTCCACACGCTTCATCGCCGCCTGTGCTTCAGTTGAGTCCATGTAGTTCTGGTAATAGTTACGGTTGTACCAAGCATCATTCTTTCTTTCCTGCTCGTCTATGAGCCTCTGTTGTTCTTTTGCCGCCTTTGCGGACTTTATTCCTCCGGCTATTCCGGATGCAAGTCCTCCGACAGCTCCTAATATTGCTCCTATCATACGCGTATAATATTTTGTGTCACAGAGACAAAGTAAACTAATTATCAGTGTAGTAAGTTGCTATCTTAGGTAATTGTAATTCAAGCTGAATCGGACTGTGTTGTAACTTTTTGTAACTTCGTATATCTTTGACTATTAGATTATTATATCACCATATAAATGTTAAAAGTTACAAAAATCACATTTTTTGTAACTAAGTTACAATATCAGTTACAATTATGAGCGAAGATAAGAAGGTTCAGAAAAGAAACAGGCCCAAAAAAGTAAAGGAAATTGAACATTCTGTAAAGCTGACGTACACAGATGAGGACCGCATCAAGGTTGTTCGTATGTTGATAGACAGCGGGATGAACTATTCGATAATGCACAAAAAGACAGGAATCAACACTAATACGATAAAGCAATGGTATTACCGGTATAAAGGTGAAATAGAATCCGCAAGTTCTTCTATGATTGCAGAAAAAGTGGAGATTGACTTCGCACGCGCGAAGCTGGAATTCCTTCAAGACAACTTTCACAAGCTGAATTCACTTGCCGATATAGCGATAAACCGTGCAATAGTGTTGTGCAAAGATGAAACCGACTTAAACAAGATAACCAAGCTGCTCGAAGTAATATCTAACATGGTGATCAAGTTCAACGAATCGAGCCAGGACCAGCAACAGACCTCAGGAACAACCATCAACCTTATACAGCAGACTGTAATGGAATTGAATGACCTGAAGAAGAAAGACAAAGAAAAATTCGATATGATAAAAGACGCTGACTTTGAAGTGGTGAAAGAATAAAATTATGATAAACCCCTGGGCCGTGTTTTACGACCCGGGTTATTTTTTATAAACGCATCAACGCATCTTCCCTCAATTCAATGAAGTCCTTGTACAGTTCAGGGTTCCTGATATAATCGCACACTCTCTTGATGCATATACTTGCCTGCCGGCTTCTGACCTTCGTGTAGTACCTTATTATCCCCTTTGACCTGTCGCTGTGCCCAAGGCAATAATTTATAACGCTGTCAGGCATGCATATATCACTCGCGAACTGCGCGAAGCTCTTTCTTGCAGAATAGAACACGACCCTTTCCTTGATGCCAAGCTCCTCGGAAAGGTCGGTTATGGCATACGAGACATACTGAGAAAAATTATGATAAGTAAATTTGTAACCGAAATCCAGCTTTCCGTTCGGCTGCATCCATTCTAATGCATATCTATCAATCCCTTCCGGCATGTCGAATGTAATAACGTTCTCCTGCTGAGTCCTGCCGGCAGACTTGGTTCTTACATACCTTACTTCCTTCTCCCTGAAATCAACATTCATAATGTCTATGAGATTCATTCCGCCAAGCATAAAGGAAATCATGAACAAGTCCCTGGCCATCTTCTTTTTCTTCGTGTCCGGATTGCTGTGCATTATCTTCAGGAAAGATTCTATGCTGAGAGTCACATCCCTGACAGGTGCCGGTGAAATCCTGACGGATGAGAACGGATGAACTTGGTATGATACAATCTGGTCGGATACGGCTTTATTGACTATTACCTTTATGTGGCTGAGAATAGTATTGATATAGGTCTGTGTCTTACCGGAACGCCTCAAACTTTCGGAAAACGACTTGATCAAGTCCGGGGTTATGTTCTCCATGTCGATGTTTCCCCGGCAATATTTACAGAAATACCGTGACGAGCGCTCTATCAGCTTTGCATACGATGTTCTTTTTTCTGATAAAAGATAACTCACATAATCTACCGCAATACTTTTGAACAATCCATCACTACCGTCAGGTCCGGCCTTGATCATGTCACGTATCTGCTCGCAGGTATAGTTCCCCTTGTTGGATATCTTTTCAAGTCTTTCCTCGTATATGTCCATCATTTCTCTGAGTTTCCTGTTCAGATTACATGAGTCAGGGTGCTTTACTATCCTTCCGTTTCGAAACTGTGTCTCGTCCTTCAATATGATGTTTGTGACTATATAACATGTTCTGGACTTGTGACGGACTGCTATTCTCAGTTTGTTGGTGCCGTTTTTCAGCGCTCTTTCAGGAATGATGATTGGATTGATTGTTGCCATAATCGTGTCCTCCGACAAAAGGAAAATCCAAGGTACTTTTTCAGGTACTTTTTTTCTTCCAAAAGTGGAATAATTTTCCTTTTTTTTAATGGCATCCTGATTGTTTTTATTCGTGTAGAGAAAATCAAATATCTGTGTTTCAGTCAT